TAGATGCAAAAGAATTTGAGACATTCGCAGAATGCCAAGAATATCTTGAAACGTATACTGATATTGCAATGCCGCTTGTTGAATGGATTGCACTCGGTAAAATTCTTGTTGCAGAGACAATGACAACACCAGAATTCTATCCAAAGAAAGTTAAGGGTCAAATCGTTATGGCTAAATTTGACATTGAGGAATTCATGTGAACGAACGAATTCGACAACTGGCTATTGAGGCTAAATTAATTGCTTCCGAGCCAAATGGCTTTGACCAAAATAATCTTTCAAAGGCACAACAAAATTTTGCTGAGTTGATTATTCAGGAATGCCTAAACATATGCGAAGATATGGGCGACAATGGTAAAGACGGCCATTACTGTGCGGACAAGATTACTAAAACATTTTTGAGGTGAATTATGAGTAGAGGATTATCAATTGATTTTGATACTGCCGACAGAATCACTCTGTTGGTATTGAAGGATCAATTAAAATATTTGCGAAAAGAACTTGAAGATTTTAAAGAAGGTAAATGGTTGCATCCAGATGATGTAACGGGAAACATCAAACTCATTGCCGCTTTAGAACTGCTGATTCCGTACTACGGAGGAACGCCCTAGACCGCCGTTTGGGCGACTCTGAGGGTTCGGACATACTCTAGCATCAACTTATATCTAAAAACCGCCTAAAACCGCCCTAATCTCGTTGTTTTTTTGCAACATTACCGAAAAAAGACTTGACAGGTGCTGGTTTTCATGCGATACTTAAGGTGTTGGTTGTGAGATTAAGGACTAATTATGAATATTGATTTGATTAATGCTGAATTACAGACTGTTGCTTTTATGCAACAAGAAGAACAAATTGACTTGACTTATCAGGAGTTTCTTGATACAATTAATGCTTACCACGATATGATGATGTATGAATCTCAATCGTATGATCTTGATGCTTTTTATTATGGAGAAAATTGAACATGGCTTACATGAACCAAGAACGCAAAGCGGTTATCAAAGCAAACCTTGACAAGGCGCTGAAAGGCACTGGTGTTAAGTATTCTTTGCGTTGCGATAGTCTTTCTATCACATGCACAATCAAATCTGCGCCTGTTGATTTTATTGCAAATGCAAATGAAACTTGCGGCCGTGACTCTTATCAAGTTGCACGTGGTTTTCAACCCAATAAAAGCGGTTACGACCAAGTGAATCATTATTATTATCAGGATCATTATTCTGGTAAAGCAAAAGAACTAATGACCAAAATCGTTACTGCGATTTATTCTGGTGATTATTATGACCGTAGCGATGCAATGTCGGATTATTTTGATACCGCTTACTATGCTCATATCAACGTTGGCAAATGGAACAAACCTTTTGTTGTTACCGCTTGACAAACACCCCATGGTGTGTTACCATGTATCTCTTAGTTAACTCTTTTTAAGGAAATATATTATGACTAAATCTGTTCAACAATACACAAAGATTTTTGAAGTTTTGCAAAACGCAAAAGCACCTGTACCTGTTAGCACCATTCGTGCGATTGATGGTATCGTTGCGACTCGCCTTTCTACTTATCTGTGGGAAATCAAGAAAAACACTGGCTTTGCCGTTGTTGCTAATCGTGATGGTCGCACCGTTGTAAGCTATGAACTCGTTGGCGCTGGTACTGCACCTGTTGCCAAAGCGGCTAAAGTGAAGGCAGTTAAGACTGCTAAGGCTCCCGTTGTTAAAGCGGCTAAGCCTGCGAAAGCGAAGAAAGTTACTCCTGTGCCTGTTCGTGCTGGCGATTCCCTTGATGGAATTATGTCTGCAATGGCGAAGTCTTCCGCAAAGAAACCTGTCAATCTGTTAGATGAAATTGATACAGACGTTGCAGACTTTGAAGACCGCCAGTTTGCTGAAGCATATATTAGAACATAAAATTATTGGAGTAGTAATGGATGACCGTGCAGTAATAGAACGATACATCCTTGAAGCATGGGATCAAGGCTTGACTGGTGCTGACGTTGTAACATACGTTCAGTATATGTCAAGCATTCCTGTTTTTGAGATTGAGCCTGTTTTAGAAAATTTAATTGCGAGAATGTCAGAATGAAATTTAGCATATATGAGAGATTGTTACAATACAATTGGTTTTATAAACTAATTCAACATTTCACTCTGATGGAATATTTCGTAATTATGATTGTAGTTGGATTGATTATATGGTTGTGAACAAGCTATATCTAGATATGGATGGTGTGCTATGTAACTTTGAAAAACGTTACATCGAACTCTTTGGCGAAAGTCCTGGTTCATCTAGAGATAGAAAAAACTTTTCTGGTAACTGGATTCAATTCATTGAAGGTGAAAACTTTGCTACATTAGATTGGTACGAAGGTGGAAAAGAATTGCTTGCTTACGTGCGAACTATACCAAACATTGAAATTGAAATGTTGACTTCAAGTGGTGGAATGAAGTATCATACTGAAGTGACAATTCAAAAGACACAATGGCTTTGCGAACGTGGAATAGAATTTAAAATAAATACTGTACCTGGGCGTAAATTAAAAGCTGAATACGCAAAATCCACAACCATATTGGTGGATGATACACCAGATGTAATTGATTCGTTTGGTGCCGCTGGCGGTATTACTATACTGCATAAAGATGTAAATGAGACTATTCGTAAACTGAAATTTTATTGTGAAGAATATGTTCTCCCACCTCATACAGATTGAGAGTAAAAATGAGAATTGCTATTGCATCCGATGTTCACCTTGAATTTGGTGACTTGATTTTAAAGAACGAAGAAAACGCTGACGTATTAATACTGTCTGGCGATATTTGCGTTGCCGCAGATTTTCGTGAATCTGATGGACTTGTAGAAAGTGGTAAAAGTCAACGTTATGTTGATTTCTTTAAACGTTGCACATTTGAATTTCCTAAAGTGATTTACATTGCTGGTAACCATGAACACTACAATGGTGACTATGCTGAAACGTTTACGATTCTGCGAAACTATCTTGGGCACATTGAGAACTTACATATTCTTGATAAAGAGCATGTGACAATTGATGACGTAACATTTATTGGCGGTACATTGTGGACTGACATGAACGCACAAGACCCTGTTACACTTGCACACATTCGTGGTGTGATGAATGATTTTCGTGTTATTGAAAATAGTAATTCCGAAATGGTTTCATACCGAACATTTAATGTGAATGAAGAAGGCACTCAGATTCCTACGTTTCATAAACGTCCTGCTAAATTCTTGCCAGAAGATACTGTACAAGATCACAAAAAAATGTTACAATACATTCAAGTGACTATTGCTATGCTTGCAAGCATGAATCCAAACAAGTATGTTGTTGTTGGGCATCATGCACCTAGCAAAGCATCTACGCATCCACGATATCAAACCGAAGTGATTGTGAATGGTGCATACAGTAGCCGTTTAGATGATTTCATCTTGAATCATCCACAAATCAAATTGTGGACTCATGGGCATACGCACGAAGAATTTGATTATATGATTGGCACTACTAGGGTTGTTTGCAATCCACGTGGATACATAAATTATGAAGACCGTGCTGAAGACTTTAAACTAAAATACGTGGAGATTTAATGGAAATAAATTATAAAGATTCCTTATTGATAGTTAGAAATGCGTTGACTAAAGATCAATGTTCATCTTTAATTTCCGAGTATGAAAAAGAAAAAGATAAATTTGAATATGAAAATTGTACTCATGCAATTACTGGAAACCCAACACAATCTACCTTCAAGCGAATTTGTTTAAATCCCAGAACAAAAAACTTTGATATAATTCATTCTGCAACAAAAAACCTAATTCAACAATGGCTTGAATATTTGGAATCAAAAAAAATGTTTCACACACATGCATTAAAGAATGTTTTGAAATATTCGCATATGTATAGACTATTAAAATATGAACCTGGTGGTTGGATTCATCCTCATATAGATTGGGATCATTTTGTTCACGCCAGTTGCACATTCAATTTAAATGAAGACTATACTGGAGGACAATTTTCATTTTTTAATGGCAAATATAATGTCGAACTTAAAACTGGAGATGCATTAATTTTTCCTGCGGATCCATTTTGGGTGCATGAAGTGAAAGAAGTTATTAGTGGTGCGAGATATAGTACAAATAGTTTTATAACTTCTCTGCCAGAAAATTTTAGGATTAGAACTTCATCCGACATGCATAGACTAGGCGATAGTGAAAGATATATTAATGATTTTTATTATAACATGGAAAACTAAATGGAAAACCCAATTGATTTTGAGAACTCACATCCCTGCATGGAAAAGATTATTGAATCAGATAAACTATTGCCAGTAACAAAATCAGTAGCAAAGATGCTAATGAGAAATCCATACACCTCATTGGGTAAATTCTTTAAGAAGTTATCTAATGAAAATCTGCAAACATTAATGGAAATCATCGATGAAGGTGATAGCGAATTTAATGATGGTATGGAAGACATTGTATTGATGACAGAAATGTTATCCCGTGCTGAAGGTGTGCCAAGTCAATGTATTGAAGATATTACCGAAAATGTAAATTACTTTGGTGCATGTATTACCTGTGTTTCACTTGCACGAAAGGGTTTAGTTCGTGTATACTATGATAATATGTCGTTTGGTACAGACCAAGGCGATAAAGTAATTGTGGAGAAAATAGATTGATTGATGAATGGTTTCCTACTGCCATCTATAGGGTTGAAAATTTGTTCCCCAAAGAACAAAACGATACTTGGGCTGAATACATTCAGACTAATAAAGAAAATATCCCATCAGGAGGAAAAGGATGGCTAGGAAACATGTACAATACTTTTGGTGTTTATGAATTGACTAAGGATAAAACCTTTTTTCCTTTAGTCAATAAAATCAATAAGCATGTAATAGAATATTCAAAATCATTTGGTTCAATGGCAATGTATACACCATTGAATGCGTGGGTAAACATTGCTGATAAAAATAACTACCAAGAGTATCACGTACACAACAATTCTATTTTTTCTTGTGCATATTACTTGACTTCTCCCGTTGGTTGTGGTAATATAGTATTTGAAAGTCCAAATGAACCTGATATGATGATGCCAAAAAATATCGTGAACTCAACTAAATTTAATAGTCCTACATGTTCATATGAACCTAAACAAGGTATGCTTTTAATTTTTAGATCATATCTAAGGCACATGGTTCAACATGGAACTAATGAAAAAGACAGAATTTCAATTTCAATGAATTTTATATGAACATCTTTTATCTTAATCACGAACCAAAAGTCTGTGCTGAAATGCACTTAGACAAGCACGTTGTCAAAATGATTATTGAGTATGCACAACTCATGTCTACTGCACACCGTGTTCTTGATGGTGACAAATACATAGACAAGACTTCAAATAATCGTAACATTCAACGTTGGCGCATGAAAAACGAAATCATTGAATATGGCTTGATGAAAGCATCACACGTTAATCATCCGTCAAATCTATGGGTTCGTGCAAGCAAACAAAACTATATGTGGCTGTATCAGATGTGGACTCACCTGTTGGCCGAGTATACACATCGATATGGCAAACATCATGCATGTGAAAAATATGCAAAATATCTTTGTATGCCTCCAGAGAACATTGCTGACATTCCATTCACCGAACCTACGCCTGCGATGCCAGACATATATAAAGTGACGAATGATTCTATTCGTTCGTATCAAAACTACTATATACATGATAAGAGTAGTTTTGCAAAATGGAAAAACAGAGAAACACCAGAGTGGTTCTCATACGGAGTAAAGAATGCCAACATACAACTTTCGCCATCGTGAGACAGGCGAAATAATCGAAAGACTTTTTAAAATTGCTGATAGAGAGGAATTCTTAGAACAAAATCCTCACTATGAATCTGTTATGCTAGGCGCCCCATCATTAGGCGATCCTATTAGGTTGGGCTTACGTAAGCCAGACAATGGATTTAGAGAAGTCCTTGCAAAGGCTAAAGAAGCGCATCCTTTAGGAAACATTAACACGTTCTAATATGGGGATACATCATACAACAAGTAAAAGGACTCCCATGGCAAGAAAATCTGCTACATCAAGAGTAGCAAATACTGAACCTCAACTTCCATCAACTCCAAGACTCAAATCTGTCAATAACACACTCAAACTTAGATTAGATGATTTAAAAACTTTTGATCCGCTAACAGAAAATCAAAAACTATTTTTCGAAGCATACAAACGTGGAGATTATTTTGTAGCACTTCATGGTGTAGCAGGTACAGGTAAAACATTCTGTGCATTGTATAAAGCAATTGAAGAAGTAATGGATAAAGCAAATCCATTTGATAAAATTATTGTAGTGCGTTCTGCTGTTCAATCAAGAGAGATTGGACATTTGCCAGGTGACGTAAATGAAAAGATGGAAATCTATCAACAACCATATCGTCAAATCTGCGACACCCTTTTTGGTCGCAAAGATGCATGGGATAGATTAGAAGAACAAGGGCACATTGAATTTATTTCTACATCATTCATTCGTGGTATGTCATTTGATGACGCTATCATTATTGTGGATGAAATGCAGAACATGACATTCGAAGAGATAGATACAGTTATGACAAGGGTTGGTTATCGCTCTAAGATTATTTGGTGCGGTGACTATCGCCAAACTGACTTGAATAAAAAGAAGAATGATGTATCGGGTATTCTTAAATTCTTTGACATTGCATATCACATGAATGCATTCACAAAGATTGAATTTACTGTAGATGACATTGTTCGCTCCTCATTAGTAAAAGATTATATTTTAGCGAAACTACAACATGAAGACGGAGCCACCCCAACAAATTAGTTT